CGTCCGCTTCATCCAAAATGAATAAGTGAACGTGCGGCGATTTCCCGCTGCACTGGGAGTACGATTCAGATACGCGCTATCGTCATCATTGAACCGCAGCGACCGCTCGATCTGGTAAACAGCAGATGACGACGTAATTTTTCCTGCACTAAACATTAAAAATTCTGCCCAAAAATAGAACCATAAGTGTTGGTCCCGTCTTGATAAAAATTGAAAATATCAACCTTTCCGGTTGTTGATGTTGCTGTCGGCGTCGTGTTAGAGGCCCATTTCAGGTATGATCCTCCCGTCCAGGAAAGGGCGTCAGTATTGGCGTAAGCCACAATTACGGTAAAACTTTTGCCGCTTACGCTATTGGGAAGGGTTACGGTCGTCGCGCCGTTCGTCGTCACTTTGTAAAAAGTGCCGGAAGCAAGAGTGATGGTCGTGTTGCCCGTGCCCGTTGGCTGGGTTTCGGTGTAATTAGTAATCGTTGTGTTGGCGAGCGTCAGATTACCAACGGACGTTGTGGTATTGCCAAGACCAACGCTTGCGTTGCCTAGCGTAGCATTGGTGGCAAAATTGGCATCAAGCTGCGACAACGGAATTGCCGACGTAGCATTGCCAAATATATTAGGAACCGGCATTAGAACCTCGCTCTCAATTCATGCTCAAGTTCAAGTGTATTATATGTAAATCCAGGAGAATTGCTAGTTATAGTGAAGCCCAAGTATTTACCCCATTGTTGAGCATCTGATTTGTAAAGATAATATCCCGTTGATCCAGTAACCCAAGAAATTGTGGAACTTACATTATTAACCCAGCCAATAGTAACTGTGGAATTATTGACCCAAGTGATAACGTCATTGGTCAAGGTATAGGTTGGGCTGGAATTAGATTCGCTGTCCACGGTAAGGGTCAAAACGCCACCTTGGGTCAGGGTCGCTTCCACGCCAAATCTAAGTGCCTGTTTGTCGCGGATAGGGTCCGACAGCCCCCAAAGCGCGGTTTGCACAATTGAAGATATGCTGCTCGACGTATCTGAATAGAGATTCCATAGATCGGTGCCGGTTGTGCCGTAAAGCTTGATAATGCTTCCTACGGAAACGCTGACAATTCGGGTAAGCGCTCCCTGCGAAGTTAAAAACCATTTTTTATCGAAAAATACCGCCTGCAAGACGCGGGTGCCGTTAATGGTAGCGTTGGCGGTGAACGAAAACACAGAACACAATATGTTGTTCAACAAAACCTGGCCGCCGCTGATTGGTTGTGTGAAATCAATCAGCGGAAAAATGCCGTCCAAAGAATCAGAAATTTTGGTGGTGGTAGAACCGATAAGGCCGTAAACGCCATAATCGTTGAAAAACATAACGTAACGAAAAAACGGGAAAATAGCGTTTATCTTGTTGCTTCCAACAGAGGCGCTAAGGTTTGTATTGGTGAAAAGAGTGGTGCCAGAGGAGGTCACGCGAACATCGGAAAATACATTGATGGAATCGTCGCCAAACAAATACAAAAAATTGTTTGCAGAAAGCATGGAATTAATGACGCCATTCAAGGTGCTGTCTGCAATAAACGCGGAGCCCGCAGAAACGCCGACAAAATCATTATATGAACCGGCCCCGGTATAATTAACGGTGCGCCCCTGGCTGACCCAAATTCTGCCCGAAAAAGACACTATATCGCTGACGACATTGGTTGTGGCGTATCCCTTTACTACGGCGTTAGATCCGCCGCCGCCTGTAATGGTAACTGTTGGCTCAGACGTATAGCCCGTGCCCGGATTGGTCATGATAATTTGAGTAATCACGCCATTGCTGATAATAGCCGTAGCGGCAGCGTTTGAGCCAGCGCCCCCAGAAAACCCCACGCTGATATTGGCGGCGTTAGTATAACCCGTGCCGCCGCTTTCGATTACCGCGTAAACAGTTCCAGTGGCAAACGTGACGAATGATGCGACAGCTTGCCCGGCCGTCCCGCCACCGCCTGTAATGGTAACTGTTGGCGAATCCGTATATCCGGTCCCAGGCTCCGTCAATGTAATTGACGAAATTGCACCGCCAGAAATTGACGCTTCCGCAACGGCCTGGACGCCGCCAGCCTGATTAGGAGCAGAAATAGTAACCGCTGGAATAGTCGTGTATCCTGAACCGACATTTTTCAAACCAATTACGCCTACAGAACCAAGCTTTACGGTTACGTTGCCGTCATAAACAAAAATGCCTTTATCGGGGTCGGAAATCAGAACACGTTCGTTCTTCCATTGAGTTAGACGGTTGCTGGACCCCGTAAACGTACCAGCCGCAGCAACCGTTGCGACTACATTGCTGGAGACATTAAATGACTGGCAAGCGCCGTTTGATTGAAACCCAAAAATCAGATTGTCGGTCCCGACAAACCCAGACCTCAAATCGACAATCGTGTTAGACCAAGCCACATTAGCCGACGCATCGGTGACAGAACGCTTGGCTGCGGCCGTGATCTTGATATTGCCAGAGCCAAGCGGTTGTGCATTTTCCAGCCAGGAAAATTCCTGGTCATCAATGGCAGTACGATTGGCCTTCGTGTTCAGACCACGAAAGGATTTTACTATTTGATATTTTTTTGTTTGTTCGGCAGATTGGGCCATGTTTAGTACGGTGCGCTATAGGGGCTTGGCATCCTTCGCGTATAGGTAGACGCCAATACGTTCTGCACTCGCTTGACGTACTCTTGCTTGAATATTTCAGATTCGCCATAAGACTGTTCTTTGTACTTGGCTTGGTGACAGGCGTAAAAAGCCACCGGATCGGTAAACGGGGACGGAATCTGCTCTGTGCTGGTGTCGTCAACCAAATTGTCAGGCAAGATTACCGTATCAAGCTCCATAGAATAATCTTGATCTGGCACTGGACCGATGTAATATTTTTTGGGGCCGTACATGGAAAACGCGATTGGACGCCCCGAATAATTTTGCCAAAACCTCAATTCCGCGTTGAATTGCGTCCACGGCAAATATCTAAGCGGGATTCTTGTGTTGCCCCAATACAAATTGATATTCAAAACATCAATCGTGTTGGTGCCGCTTGGCAGGGTGTCGAATGTGTAGGTTTCTGTGTCGGTTAGGGCTGTTTCGGCCTGAAGCTCTCTCAGGCACCCCGTATCCCTGACGGTTCTTTTCCGGGCGGCGTTAATGTAATCAGTTAATTCGCTATCAGTATAAAAATCACCATTAGCGTCATGCAAAAGACGGCGGCACTCCGTGATATAATCTGACAATGCAGACATTTAACACCGCCATGTTCAAGCAACAAGGTTCGGCTTTCCCCCTGCGCGAATTTTGTTCGGCAGGGGTACTTGCCCAACGAACGCCGGGGATAACAAGCGCCCGTCATTCTTCGTTTCTGATATTTCAAAAAGTCTTAAAAGTTTAATCCCCTCCGGCAGATCATTTTTTGTTTTGATCCATCCCAATCGACAAAGATAAGGCTCTTTATCTTCTTCGCCGTAACCGAAAATGTGCCGCGCCGCTTCAACTGGAATCTCCGTGGCTTTGCCGGGGACGAATGTATATCGCACCCCGGAATAGCCATCTTCAAAAACCTCGTCTCTGCGGTTCGTCACGTATACATTCATGGCGCTACAAGTTCACCGAAAACATAAATGTCGCAAGTCGCATTGGCCACGACATTGCTGTTGACGTTGACGTAAAGCACGCTGGAAACATTTCCGTTCATGCAGGTTGTGTTGGCAGTCGCGGAAAGAACAAGATTCTGATACTTGTTGATTGCGGTGAGTGTTGAAAGCGTTTGGTTGTTAGCCCACAAATTAGCGCCATCGCTGGAATAACCGATGCTAATTGTCGTGGTGCTAATGTTAGCCGAGGGATTTCTGACAACGATATCGCGGACGATGGCCTGCCCGGACGTTGCCGTGCTTCCGCTGTTGCTCAAGCCGCCGCCAATAAAAGCGAGATTGGCAATAGCGTTGCCCGTGGCGGCGAGGCTTATGCCTCGCGCAGAGGCCAGCGCATACGCTCCAAACTGGGTTGGAGTATTTGCGCCTACGCGGTTGGCGTTTGACATGACGCCCCCCCCCTTAACTGTTATACGTGCCAGATGCGGCGTTACCGCCATTGACGGTAATGAGCGTGACAGTCGCATTTGTCGTTGCGTTGGCAAACACGCTACTACCGTCAGAAATGATCCACCCCCCAGTATTGGCCGCCATGACGGTAGCAACGGTAGTTCCGTTGTTTGCCGTAACCGACACGTTAGCCGTCGGGAACAATATATAAGTTCCGGCCGGAATGACGTTGCCTACCGTTGTGGCGGTAAGCGTGGTCGTCTGATAGTAAGCGCCCGCCGAGTTCGATGTCGAACCGGAAAGGATGATTTTGTTAAGACCTAGAGCCATGGGCTTATCTCCTTAAATGCTCAAGCTGTTATAGCCCGTGACCTTGGTCATTGCCTTTGGCTTGGTTGAAACAAGCTCGGCAATCATCAAGACCGCGCCGACGTAACCGATCTGCCAGTTCGGCAAAGTCGATTCAAACCCGGTGAACACGAAGCTGCCCTGATCGTGAATGTAAAGATTCAGGTAGTTTGTATTCAGCAGGTAAAGCGTGCCTTCCGGGCAATAAGGGTCGGGATAAATTGGAACGCCGGCAACCATGAGGGCTCGGAAAGCGGCTTGCGGGCCGTTAGCGTCACCATCAAACCCGCTGCCGGGAGTAATGACGTACTGCTCCTGGCCGACATAATCTTGAGCAAGAAGCGTCCAGGTGCCAAAGCCGCAAACGCCAAAGCTCGGCACTTCCGCGCCGTTCTTGACCGTGCCGCTAATGTACTGAAGGACGTTCTGCCGCGTCGGGTTGACGGAACCTGCGGCATACTGCTTCGACTTCCACCAAGTATAAGTCGAACGGCTGATATTGCCGTAAGTCGCCGTCCCGGTGCCGTCGTCAACGGCGGCGGGCAGGCCGATAAACTGCTGCGCGTTAGTCGTGTTGTTGTAAAGCGCAGTAGCCATAGCATCCATCATCACGTTGGTCGCGTCGTTCATACGCGCCTCGATGAGAGGAATGATTGCGTAATCCTGCTGCACCGCGCCCTCCATTCCAAGGAACGGAACGGGAGCGATCATCAGTTTAAGATTAAATTCGGCGTTGTAGGCACCCTGCTGGACGGCAGGCTGCGTAAACGAACCGCTGTAATCTGACCACTGAGCGTTTACAAACTGACTGCCCTGAACGGGGACGGTGACAGAAGAAACGCCGCCGCAGGCAGACTGCGAATTAGCAATCAGAGCCGCCAGAAGCGGGGTTGAATTATAAAGCTGAACAACCAGCTTCGGGATAAACGCCCTACGGGTGACGTAGGTTAGCTCGGTATATTGCTGCGTGCCCGATGCCGGAAGAATACCACCACCAATAGGCATTGGTTTATCTCCGATAGTTACAATCCCCTAAAAACGTCAAAAACCTACTGGTTTTGGATTCTTGCGAATCTCCTGTAAGGCTTTCGACGCTTCATCTCGTGCCGCGACCTGCGGATTCTTCCAATATTTAGAAAGAGTCTCGCGGGCGGTTTTATCCATGACGTTTGCGTTGTATCCGGTCGGCGTCGGTGTTGCGGCCTGACGCATGTAAGACCAGTAATCCGCTGCGGTTTCGTGGTTTGTAATTCCTTTTTCGAGCATGATTTTTTCCACTTCCGTTACGTCATCTATTTTCTCAACCTTCTTCTTGTCAAGAAGGGAGCGACGCCGACGGTTTAGCTCGTCAAGAGAATCCTTTTCCCTGAGCTTGTTTTCAAGCTCCCTAATTTTTTCGGTGGATTTGCTTTCAATGGTGGCAATGCGATCTTCAATCTCCACCTCCGGAACTGTAAGATCGGGCCTGACCTTTTTTGTCAAACGCAGGAACTCGTTTCGAGTTTCTTTGTTGTTCGACAAATCGCGGGTCAAAGCCGCCATTTCACGTTCGAGATCATTATCTTCAAGGGAAGCCATATCCCCGCACTCCTAATTAGATAACCTTCTTCGTATCGCCCGGTTTGCTAAGATTCATTTTGTTTTTCGAGTACTTGCTGGCACCCGAAAGACCGCCCATCGCGGCATAGCGCGGGGTGTTGACGATCTGCCCGTTCTGCTGATTGTTGTCGGTCGGGCGGCGCGGCTGCGAAGCGCCACGCGGTTTAAAAAGATCCATTTGATTACATCCTTACATTGGAGGTTGCGGAGTGGGGCCGCCGGGCATCAGTTCGGGCGGCAGCGGGGAGGGCGATGGGGTTGCAGGGAGGGGGGGCGCCCCCATCGCCCTTGCTTCGGCAGCACCGCCCCCAGCCTGGGGTAGCGCTCCAAGCAACTGCATGATTTCGGCCTGTTGAAGCTCATTGGTGGAAGCCTTCTTGGCTCCTAAAACGCCGCTAAGCGAGCGAAGCGCCGCTATTGCCATTTTCCCCTCGGCAGATTCGCTGCCAAGGGCGGGCAGGCTCTGCTCGATCAAATCAAGGGCCATGCCCAAGTTGACCATTGCAGCCTCTTTGTTGCCCATTTTTGGTTCGGGCGTTGCCATGGGAGCCGCCATTGGACTGTCGGCAGGCCCTCCTGGGCTTGCGGCGGCCTCATCAACTGGAGCCGGGGTGCCGCGCATCATATCCATCATCTGCCTGTTGGTATTTGCCATAAATACCTGCAAAATTGGTAATTGTTGAAATTGTTAATATTAAAATCGTGGGCACGTCAAGTGCCTAACAAAATATGCAATAAATTAGAGAGTTTTGCTTTACTTCTGATCTCTCCAAACAGAAGAACCAGAAACGGGAATGTCCCGCTCGTTAGTTACTTGCCGCCTTTACGGCCACGACGCTTTGCCATGTAATTTCTCCTTTGGGTTTAATTGCTATCCCCTTGTTTATTAAATCAAAATTAACGACGCGGACGGCGATTGCGCTTCATTTTGTTATACATCATGTCACACCTAGTATTTTCTGATTGACCGCATGTCGGTGCGGCTGGCCGGGGATCGAACTCCAGAAACTCGGTATTGCAAATCTGCTGGAGCCGATCCCTTGTCGATTTGACGAGTCGATAATTTGGGCTGGTCGGATTTTGGAGCTATGGATTCAGCCACCTTTGCTTTCCTTTCCGCCCTTGATGGGCGTTAACAATGCCTGCTGGGCCTGGGCGGCCCGCTGCATGGCTTCACTCTTTTTTAGCCGCTCCTTCAACATTTGCTTCATTGGCGGGTCAAGAAGATCGATCAGGCTCTCCCGATCAATCGCCTGAGCCTTGAACAGATTGAACGCCAAAGACCGCATATCTTCCATGAAGATCGGGCTGTTTGAATGAGCATCAACCTTGACCATGAAATCTTTAGTAAATTGCTCTGCAATGAACGCAATTCCGTTTTGATCAATGTAATGAGTTTTATCATAAATTTGCATTAGTTTTAAATATTGAGTAGCAAGTTTCTCGAGCGCGTCTTCTAC